ATCATCATTATTTAAAGACATTTACGACAACACACAACATAATAGAAAACAACTTGACGTTTTAACACGTGAGCTTGTACAATTCATTAAAGACGGTGATACCGCTGTACAGATGGTACCTATGATTAAAGAGTATTTAGAGATTAATGTAAAAAACGATGACCAGCTTGTTAAGATGGCGTCAGTTGTACAAAGACTTATTTCTGCAGAAGGTAAAGTGGGTTCAGAAGATGAATATGGCTTATCAGAAGAAGAAAAAACACAACTCCTTTCTGGTATGGAAGATACTATAAAAGATTTACAAGTAGAATCAGATAATATACACAATAAGATAGAATCAGTAAAGGTAAATTAAATGGCGTATAGACGAAAAAGACGAGTGGATACAACTAAATCGTATTTAACAGGTATACCAACTTTTTCAAGAATAGGTTCCATGGTAAAAAAATTAATAGCTTCATCACAGTATGATTTTTTTGAGGCAGAAGCCTTTGAGGTTAAAGAAGTTATATTAAACGACCCTGGAAATCGAGGTAGTGTTAGAGGTGTTTTTATAGTAAACCCAAGTCAACCTATACTAGGTGGAGTAGTTAAATCATTAACTCCTAATATAACTCAAGTACCATTAATAGGTGAACATATAGTTGTCGTAGAACATAATGGGCAACATTATTATACAAGTATTATCAATACAAAAAATTCACCAAATGAAAACGCTAGACCTGGTGCTAGTGGTGGTTATATAAAAAATACTAAATACGGTAAGACATTTGAAAGAAAAGATGTAATTCCAATTTTTATTAATGAAGGTGATATTCTTTTTGAAGGTAGGTTTGGGCATTCAATAAAATTTGGTTCAGATATTGTAACGAAAACTGAAACAGTAAACAATGAAGAAGTTAAAATAAATGAACATAAAGCTTTAATAAAAATAGTAGCAGGTCATAGAGATAAAGTAAATCGAGTAGAAAATTTTAATGATGATGATTCATCTATATATTTATCAGGTGGTTTGGATAAAGCTGGGAGTGACCACAAAAAAATTGAAATAAAATCTGATGCTATATTTATTACTGGAAGGAAAAAAATAGAATTAACGGCAGATGAAATTGTGATAAATGGTAAAAGTCAAAATACAATAAAAATGGGTGACCCAAGAGCACCAATGTTACCAACAGTTAATGGTCAAAAAATGTTAGAATTTCAAAACAGTATACTAGGTATACTTACTGGTATACAGTCTATATTAGTTTCAGTAGGTTCTGGACTTTTACCTAAAGTAGCTACTGATTCTGCTAAATTACTTAAAAATATTAATACCGTGGCTGATTCAATACTTAATTTATCATTTTTAAATTTTCAAGTAATGACTGCAGACCCAAATTTTAAATTACCAAAATTACCAGAATTACCAGAAGTACCTAAAATACCTAAAGGTGATTTACCTAAAGTGGATGTATCTAAAACACTAAAAACAAAAGCATCATTAGATAAATTAAAAAAATCATAAGGAGTTATTATGACTAAAAAAGGTCTTGTAAAAATAATACGAGAAGTAGTTCGTAGAGAAGTACAAAAAGAAGTACAGAAGATATTTATAAAAGAAGAATCTTCACCTACTTTAAAAGAAATCATACCAGAAGTTGTTAATCCAGTTTCTTCATTTAAAAAAGAAGTAAAGTATTCTAGCAACTCAACAATTAATAATATTTTAAATGAAACAAGGGCACTATCAAAATCACAAAAAGATGAATATCCTACTATGAGTGGTGGGGCGTTTGATACAAGTAAGATGGCAGAATTAATGGGTTACGGAAAACCTGAGGAAGTTCAACGAGATATGGTAGCCGTAGACACTTTTAAAAGAGCAGGAGTTTCATCAGAACAAGTTCCAGAACACGTAACAAATGCATTAACACGAGATTACAGTAGTTTAATGAAAGCGTTAGATAAAAAAGGTAAATAATGGCAAGTGCAATAGAAAATGATTTGAATCCAAATATTACAATTGGTTTATCTTTTCCATTAGCAAAAGATAAGTTTCACGATTTTGCTATGACTAAAAATTCATTACAACAAGCAAGACATAATTTAAAAAATTTATTATTAACTCACGTAGGTGAAAGAGTAGGACAACCTGAGTTTGGTAGTAGGTTAAGAGAATTTTGTTTTGAACAGATAAATGATGAGTTACCAGTTCGACTTGAAGAAGAAGTGAGACAAGCAACTTCAACTTGGCTACCTTATATTAATATTCAAGAAGTAAACACATTAACAAACGAAGGTGACAGTAATCAAATTTTTGTAGAAGTAACATTTTCTACTACATTAAATCCAGAAACAAGACAAGCAATAACATTAGATGCTGGTTATACAGCAGAACGAGTTTAGGAGTAATTAAATGGCTCGAACAAGTACAAAAAAGAATTTAGTAAAACAAGTAAATTATCTTAACAAAGATTTTAGTGATTTTAGAGATAACCTTATAGAGTTTGCTAAAGTTTATTTTCCAAATACATATAACGATTTCAATGAAGCATCACCTGGAATGATGTTTATTGAAATGGCAGCTTATGTAGGTGATGTACTTTCATATTATATAGATTCACAGTTTAGAGAATCATTATTAGCTTATGCTGAAGAGAAAAGAAACGTTTATAATATAGCACAATCATTTGGGTATAAACCAAAAACATCATCACCAGCTTCAGTCGTATTAGACGTATTTCAGACCATCCCGGCACTGAATGAAAAGCCTGATGAAAGATACGCTGTTACTGTAAAAGCTGGTACACAGGTCATTTCGACAAGTACAGGTACAACATTTAGGACATTAGATGATGTGAACTTTAAGTTCTCAAGTTCGTATGACCAACGTGATGTTACAATATTTGAAAGTGACGATAACATACCAACAAAATTTTTGTTAAGAAAGAAAATAACAGCTGAGAGTGGAAATATTGTAACAGAAACATTTTCATTTGGCTCAGCTGAAAAATACGCTCAAATAAAATTATCAAATCCAAAAGTTATAGAGATTGTATCATGTACAGATAGTGACGGTAATACTTGGTCTGAAGTAGACTCTTTGGCTAGAGATACAATTTTTGAAGATATTGAAAACAACGCAACTAACGACCCAACATCAGTTATTAATAGAGAAACTTCTCCTTATATTTTAAAACTAAAGAAAACTTCTCGTAGATTTACACGATATATTGACCAAAATGATTCATCAGTTTTAAGATTCGGTGCAGGTATATCTGATAACGCTGATGAAGAAATTATTCCAAACCCATCAATGGTAGGTTCAACACTACCAGGTAGTCCAACATTTTTAACTACAGCATTTGACCCAAGTAACTTTTTAAAAACTAAATCATTTGGATTAGCACCATCTAATACAACACTTACTATAAAATACGCATACGGGGGTGGTATTGATTCTAATGTAAATTCTAATGATATAACTTCAATATCAAATATTTCATATGAAATACAAGACGCTTTACTATCTACAGCAACAGTTCAAGAATCTAAAGACTCAGTATCATTTATCAATCCAAAACCGGCTACAGGTGGTTCAGCTGGTGAATCAATTAGAGAAGTTAGAGAACACGCATTAGCATATTTTCAAGCACAACAACGAGCTGTGACAAAAGAAGATTACATTATTAGAGCATATTCATTACCAGCTAAATATGGTAATATTGCAAAAGTTCACTTAGTACAAGATGACCAATTAAATAAATCTACAGGTACTGATGAGTTAGACCGAATAGTAACACAAGCCGATGTTGATAATAAAAGAACAATAAAATCATTACAAGTAAGAACACCTAATCCACTTGCAATGAATATGTATACTTTAGGTTACGATTCAAATAAAAAACTTTCATCGTTAAATCAAACTGTAAAAGAAAATTTAAAAACTTATTTATCACAGTATAGACTTGTAACAGATGCCGTTAATATTAAAGACGCATATGTTATTAATATTGCTGTTAACTTTGCCATATTAACAAAGTCTGAGTTTGCAAAGAATGATGTTTTACTTAGATGTGTAGCAGCTATAAAAGATTTCTTTGATATTGATAGATGGCAAATTGGCCAACCCATCGTTCTTTCAGATATAGCGTATGAACTGTCATTAGTTGATGGTGTAGCTTCAGTTGTTCCACCTGTAAATTCTGACACAGTAATACAAATTGAAAATAAATACAAAGCTGGACAAGGTTATTCTGGTAATTTCTACGATATAAAAAATAGTCTAATTGACGGTGTTTTATATCCAGCGTTAGACCCAAGTATTTTTGAAATTAAATATCCAAACGCAGACATCAAAGGAAAAGTTGTCGGTGATAATATGGGTATAGTGGAGTAACTCAATGCATTATTTTTTATTTTCTGAAAAAGACACAACAATTTTTGAAGCGAGTTCAAGTGTAAATGCTGGCTTAGATGAAGTATTAGAGATTAGAAAAAACGTTAGTGGTACTGGAGCAAGTGTAGACGTTTCTCGAATTTTAATAAAATTTGATACAACATATTTTCAAGAAGCCTCAGCCTCTGGATTGATTCCACACTCAGGTAGTAGAGCAGCCAAATATTATTTAAATTTATATGACGCTAACCCTAAAGCATTAGCCGCATCACAAAGTTTATATGCATATCCAGTTAGTGGTTCTTGGGATATGGGAACAGGTCGTTCTTATGATAACCCACAAACAGCTGACGGTTGTAGTTGGAAATATAGATATAATGAAACTAACGGTACGTTATGGGCGAGTGGTAGTGGAGCAGAAGATGGAGCCGGTGGAATATGGTATAGTTCAAGTATAGCACCAGCAGCTTCAGCGTCACTTAATCATAAAACAAGAGATTTAAAAATTGATGTTACCGGTACTGTAAATGCATGGTTAAATGGTTCAATTGTAAATGATGGATTTTTAGTCAAACGAAGTGGTAGTGTTGGAAATAACAACCCATCATCTTCAGAAGGTAATACAGACCGTTTAGGTAATTTTTCATTCTTCTCATCAGATACACACACTATATTCCCACCTTCATTAGAGGCTGTATGGGATGATTCAAACTGGTCTACGGGTTCGTTAGATGCACTAACTTCTACAAACTTAGAAGATAGTGTTCTTTATATGAAAGGATTACGACCAGAATATAAAGAAAGTTCAAGAGCAAAATTTAGAGTTGTTGGTAGAGAGAGGTTCCCATCAAAAACATACTCAACTACACCAGCTGGTTTAACAATAAAATATTTACCAAGTGGTTCATCTTTTTACTCAATTACAGATGCTGAAACAGATGACGTTATAGTACCATTCGGTACAGGTTCTAAACTAAGTTGTGATTCAACTGGTAATTATTTTAACTTAGATTTAAATGGGTATCAACCAGAAAGATATTACACTCTCCAATATAGAGTAGTAACTGATGAAGGTACAGCTGATGAATTAGACCAATATTATGACGAGGGATTTACGTTTAAGGTAAGTCTATAATGCCATATACAAAAGAAGAATTAAAAAATGTAGATTTTTATACAGAGTTTGTATCTAAACTTCGAACAAGCTATTTAGAAGATTTACAGGAATTTGCTACAATTGGTTTTAGACAAAATAATATTTTATATTCTTTTGAGGATATTATATCTTCAAATGGTATAGAAACTGTAGAAGTAAGTAATACTTCTTTATATCACGACTACTTAACAAAAGAACAACAAGAATTATCTAAAACATTAAGTACACAATCATATCCAAGATACATTAAAACCGGTATCTTAGAAAAAATAATTGATAGAAGTATATCTGAATTAGCAACAGACAGCTTTGCAGTTGACTTACCACCTGGAACTAACAATGGTGATGTGATTACAAATGAAGACCCTGTAAACTATGATAGGTGGTTAGTAGAAAACAATCAAAAAAGAAAATTTTCTGAACTTGCAACATACTACGGTAGAGAATACGTATTAAGTACAATAGTAACATTGACTGATAATCAAATAGCGACTATACCTGACGGGGAACCAATAGCATAATGAGTAGATTAAACGAGACAGACTTAGAACTTATACAAACTGGACAAACAGTAGATTTAAAAACCGTTGAAAACTCATATTATGGCGGAGAATTTACTACCAACTCAAACGATTGTGTTGAAACTTTTATCTACGATACTAATAACAACTTATTAGAAACAGGAATTGCAGATGTGGGTGATTACTCATATGATAGCGAAACCGGAATTAAATTAAACACCGGAACTATTTTACGAAAAATGGGATATGATAGAGGTAAGTATGTTGTAAAATTTAATTTTTTAAGAAAAGTTGCAGGTTCATCTGAAACAGTATTAGTTGATTCAGATAGAAGAATACATAATGGTGGGTATCACATAATGGGTAACGGTAAAATTATGACAGGTTCAACACATAATGAGAATTCCAGAGAGTTGTTTTTAAAAGAATATAAATATTTTGTACACGAAATTTCACCGTCAAGAACAGAAGTTAGATTGGCTCCACAATCTATTGAAGATAAGCATTACAAAACTAATTTTTTAGATGCACAAGTAACAACAAAAAAAATAATTATTGAACCTGGTAGTTATATTACTCTTACTAAAGATGCACAAGGTGACTCTTTAAAAGTCGATAGTAAAACTATGAAATTGAACGGAACCTCTAAACAATTATCAAAACAAATGATTGGTGGTTTCATTTCAATTAATAATGCATTTATAAAAGAATTTTTACCACCACCATCAGCTACTGATGCAACTCAAGTTGAAGGTGCAACTGAAGAATTAGAATCTTCAGTAATACAAGCTCAATTTTTTATATCAGACGATAGTCAAGCTAGTTATAACAAAGGTGATAGATTTTTAACTAAAGCTTTTGAAATATTTAAAGATATACCTGATACTGGACTTCCAGCTGATTTAAGTATAATTGAGTATCCAATAAGTTTACCTACTTCATTGGGAAATTTACAAGACGGACTAAATAAACTTGCTGCAAAAGATTTATTAGGTATTCAAAAGCTTAAGTATAGTAAAGTTAGTTATCCTATTTATAAATGGGAAGGTGGAGATAATCCAAACACCATTACTCTAAAGAGTAATTCAAGTAAACCTAATGTAGCTACTAAATACACATGGGAACTAACTGGTTGGGATTGGGATTCTAACCCATCAGGCTGGTCTGAAATAAAAGCTTATAGTGACTCTTATACTAACGGTGACGTTAGATTTGAAAACCCTACAGCTGACGGTTCTTCATCACCATTAAGAGTTGAAGAAAATTCTACAGAAGGAAGTAAAGTAACAATAAGTCTACATAGTAAACATATTAACGTAGGTGTAAAATTAACAATTGCACCTAAAGACGGACAACCAAGTACAATACATATACCAGCGTGTATTAGAGTAGCGTAAAGAAATAAAATGATACAAGTAAATAGTGGATTAAGCGATAACAACACAGGTAAACTCGATACCCAAATTTCATTCATAACTACTACATATGCTGACCGATATACTTGGCGTGTAACTACACCAGACGGTACTGAACTTGGTGTTAATAGTGGCCAAGGTGAACTTGTAACATTTCTATTAGAAACTCAGTTAGAAGCAGTTGCTGCAAACAACGGTAATTATATAATATCAGTTGACCTTGCGGATGAAAGAAAAACAGGTGGGGATACTACTGACCCTGGTATGTTCATAAAAGCTACAGAAACATATGAATTCAAAATAGATTCACCGACTGATGAAAGAATACCTGTCTACACACCTTTTGTTTCAACAATTACTGATATAAAAGGTACAGATATAAGTTTAAGTACTTCTTGGAACGAATTAAAAACAAAACTTTCTTCTCAAATTGAAGTAGATAATTTATCAGCTACTAATCAGTTTAAAAACGTCAATATAACATATAATATAAATGATAAAAGAGATTTAAACACATTTTTACATTTCGGTGATGATAAAGTATTACTTACAACAAATGTAAAAACTGATAAGGAAACGTTTATAGATTCACCTTATTCAGCAATATTTAAACTATATAAACCTTTACCAGATGATATTGAAGAAAAAGATAACGTATATATAGTTAGAGAAATTCTCCCACAGATAACAGAAATAGTTGAGTTAAAACCATACGACCAAGAAGAAGAAGATGTATTAGTATTAAGAGTTCCTGATTCAACTCAAGTAGATTCACCTGTAAGTAAACGCTCAACTGAATTTAAAAGTTATGAAGATTTACTCACAACTGATGCGAGGCTACAAAAAGAAATTGAAGATAAATATTTAACTAAAAAATCAACAAACTTAAATATAGACTTTTCTAACTATGAAAATTTTATAAACTTCTCATCAGCTGAAAAACGATTAAAAAACTTTAAGTATAAAGTTGAATTACTTGAAGCGTATACAGCAGAAAGCGCCTCATTAGTAAACATTTCAAATTCTCAACGAGATTTAACTATTGTTGATAATAAAATACGAAATGTAAAAACTAATCTTGATGGTTACGAAAATTATCTTTACAGTACAAAATCATCTTATGTAACAAGTTCTATTGGAGAATTTTCAAATGCTTCTTGGCCTAAAGCTGGTAGTGGGTCTTACGAATTTCCGTACGCACCTATAACTTCATCACACGCAGAGTTTACGGACTGGTATGGTAGTATTAGTAGTAAAACAGGACAATTATACAGTGCGTCTTTATATGATTTAAATAATGAAAATAGATTAGTTACTTTATTACCAACACACGTAAAAGAAGATATACAAAATAATCAATTTTTTGATTTTATGGATATGATAGGACAACAATTTGATGAAATATGGTCATATACAAAAGCAATGGCTGATGTCACAGATAGACAAAATGATTTATCTGAAGGGTTTTCAAAAGATTTAATTTTTAATCTCGCCAAGTCTTTAGGTTGGACTCAACAAGATGGTAAAGATTTATTAGATTTAAGTAGACTTGGATTTGGACAAAAACTTAGCGGTACAACCTATTCACTTTATACATCTGGTTCACTATCATCACCACCTGAGGCTGATGTTTCAAAAGAAATAACAAAAAGATTAATTGCAAGTATGCCATACTTGTTAAAAGCAAAAGGTACTATAGGTGCGTTAAAAGGTGTATTAAATTGTTATGGTATACCATCGTCTATTTTAAGAGTTCGTGAGTATGGTGGATTACAAAAAGCTAACCATAAAGCACAATTTGAAATAGCTAGAAAGTTTACACGAGCATTAAGATTTACAGGTACACAGTACATTGAAACATCTTGGGATGATGATGACAATAGTGAAAGAAAACCAGATACAGTTGAATTTAGATTTAGAGCAGTTTCAGGTTCAGACCAATTACTTGTACAAAAGATACAGATTGGGCTATAAAATTAAAAGATAATGGTTCAACAGATAATTACGGTACTGTAGCATTTATGTTAACAGGTTCTTTTGGATTACAAGAAATTAGTTCATCGTTATTACCAGTATTTGATGGTGAGTATCAGTCTGTTATGTTGAGAAAAACTAAAGTTGAACCTGAATTATTTTCGTTTACATCATTTGAAACTGCAAGTTTATTTAATCCACCATTTATTAAAGGTATTTCAAACGCTGAAAATGGTGATATGCAAATTGTTAGTAGTTCAGATGTAGCTAGGTCTGGTACAAAAAGTTTAGTTCATATAAACACATCATATGACGGTTCTTCATTTTCTAAATTTTATAAAAAACCATCAGACGATATAACTGATAACATATCCGCAGCAAGTGTAAGTCAAGGTGAGACATATATGTTTTCAGCTTATGCGAAAGTTTCTTCAAGTATGGTTGATTCTGTAGGTAGATTAAGTTTATTTGAGTTAGATTCAAATGAAGAAATTATAAACTGGGACCAAGAATTTGAATATAGTTTAACTGAGGGTGGAATAAAATCATCAGAACAAGTTGGTTTAAATGAAACTGAGTGGAAACAAATTGTAGTTCAAAAAACAATGAAATTTCCAAGTACTGCTAATTTAGGTGTACGATTTGAAAACACTAAACCACAATCAACAATTTTTTGGGATGATATATCGTTACGAAAAGTTTCAACTAACTCTGATTCAATCAATGATAATTTTAATTATGATTTATATGTTAAAAAATATGAAGCTGGATTAGATAGAATAATTCATTCTTCAAAAACAACTCTTAATATAACTGGTTCAGTTTCTCAGTCATACAATGCGTCGTGGACAGGTAGTGGGAATTTATTTATTGGTGGTCATAACACTGGTACAGGTTCAGGAGTATTTAATGCTGATAGATTTGGTGGTTCAATGATGGAATTTAGATTATGGACTGAACCGTTAGAAGAACAATCATTTAACCTTCACGTGTCAAACCCAAAATCATATGTTGGAAATAGTCCTTCTTCATCGTACTACAATTTAGTTAGACGATTTAGTTTTGATGATAATACAACGTTAGCTACTAATACATCCATACGAGATACAAGTGCTAATCAAACTTATACCCAAACAGGTAGTGCTCAAGGATTTGGCGGAGCTAATACATTTGAATCTGTTATAGATAAAACTAAAACAATTGTACCAAACTCAGGTCCTAATCGTAGGATGGCTACAAAAATTAGAATTGAAAACAATGCATTAAGTGGAAGTGGAGCTTCATTAAGTACTAATGAAAGATATGATGTAAGTGCAAATGATTTTTCTCCACTTGATTCACCTAAACTTGGTATTTACTTCTCACCGGTTGACGTAATAAATGAAGATATAATTTCATCATTTGCAAACCTTGATTTTAATCAATATTTAGGTGACCCACGAGACAATTTTTCAGAAGGTTATTCTGGACTACAACAAATATCAAACGAATATTTTAAAAAATATGACTCCGGTACGGCAACGTTTTGGGATTACATGCACATTATAAAGTACTATGACCAATCTGTATTTAAACAATTAAAAAAACTTGTACCGGCTCGAGCTAAAACACACATGGGAACTCTAATTGAAGGTAGTATATTTGAAAGACCTAAATCACCAGTTCAAAGAAACAATCCAACTTTTACTCGACCAGTGTATGAAGATGTTATTAACGTATCTCGATTTGTAGACACTACAGCGTATGGTGAACAAGAACAAAGTGGTTCTATACTTACAATAGTAGGTGAATATCCAAATTATGTAGGTAATATTGATAGTACTGAAACGTTTAGAACACCTTCACTATATAAGTTTTTACCTAATGATAACTTTAGTGATAGAAATTTATACATAAGTGGTTCTGTTAAATATGGTGGACCTGATAAAGTATTTAGTGAGCCAACAGGTTCAATTGTATTAGATAATAGGAAATCAGAACTTAACCAACAATACAAATTTTACTATACAAGTTCAGCACAGTATGCACAAAGTCAATTAACATCACTTGATAGATATGTAAACTTTTATAGTTCAAAATCCTTAGTAGAAACTGATTTAGACCCAGGTTATCAAGACATAACAGCGTTAAATAACAGTTTTTACGAAGGTGTAAAAAACACAATATCAACAACAACAGACGGTGATTACCCTATTGTTATTAGAGTAACGTCACCAACAGTCGCAGTACCAACAGATTCTACTGATACAAACTTAAACATCATAGACACGGAGTAATTAAATTGTTGAAAAACTTAGAAGATATATATTTATTTACAGTAAAGTTATATCAAATTTTTAATCTTGGAGATACACAATGGGCTTTTTAGACAACTCAAGCATTACAGTAGATGCCATCCTTACAAAAAGAGGACGCCAAATACTTTCAGGGGCTGGTAATTTTAATATCACTAAGTTTGCACTTAGCGATGAAGAAGTAGATTATACGCTATATGATGTAACACATCCGGACGGTACAGATTCGTATGGTGTAGCAATAGAGAATATGTCTCTATTAGAAGCGGCACCTAATCGAGCAAACTTTCAAAGTTTTCTTACAAATACATCTTTAGCTGGTGTCAAAGTACAATTAGCACAACTTAATTATACTAGCGTTGACAAATTTACAGAACTAGCAATTGCTCCAACTACCGTAGGTGGAACAGCAGAAAATTATGTATTTACAATTGAAAATACAAATATAGTAAAATTTAAATCTGTGTCTTCAGCTAGAACAATTACTGCAAAAACTGTTACTTTAATAGCACAATCTATTAACCCACAGGCAACAACAACTCTTACTGTTCAAGGTGAAACAACAGGAATAGTAAATGTAATTACTATATCTGTAACTAAAGATGAAGGTAGTACAACACCACCTGATTCAACACAAGATAATACTGGTGATGGTGGAAATGGTGGAAATGGTGGAAATAGTGGTGGAACTGGTGAAAATAGTGGTGGTAATACTGGATATACAAACACTTAGTAATTATTAATAATATCGGTGAAAATTAAATTTAAATTAAAGGAATAGAATATGTTTAAAGTATTAACAGAAGATGATAAAATATCAGACGTAGCAATTGTTACTTCTGGTGTATTTCAAGATGGAGCGTCAAGTATAACTACGTTTCATACATCATCTACACAATATACAAACACTGGTGACTATAATGTTGATGTATACAGGTATGACCCTGGAACTAACACATCAGCGTCTGTTCAATTTGGAGTTGCATATGGTCACGCTGAAGGTAGTGCTTCTTTAGGTTTACCAGGTACAGCTGGTGATAGAACCACTGCAGCTGTGTTTGGACAGTTTAATAATATGATAAACCCACCACAAACACAACGATTTAAATTTAGTGGTTTAACAGATGTAAAACAAGTTTACGCATTGACATTCAATCGAGCAAGAATTAGAGAATCATTAGAACCTGGTGGTTGGGAAATACATATAAACGATGGAGCTCATACAGTTAAGTTAATTGATGATTCATCTACAAATGTCGGTGGTAATACAGACCAAAGAAATTTTTCACCCGAGTATAATATTGTTAGTGGTACTCTTATAAACGGAACTACTGTTAATACAACTGCAACAGGTGAAGGTTCAACAATTGGTTCATACGGATTATTTTATCCAAGTTTAGGTACTTTAATATTCAACCCAATTAGATTACAAAACACTCCGTTAAATCTAATTACAAAAAGTGGTTCTAATAGTGATGATAGAAATGCTAGATTATTTTCTAACTCAATAAAAGAAGGAGCTTACTTTTCGGCAAAACGACAAGAAGAAATAACATCTCGTCATTATTTTGTTAGAGCTACTTCAAAAGAGTTTAATAATACAACAAATGAAACGTTTTATACAGAATCAGTCGCAGGTGTTAAAAGAATAGTACCTGGGTTACAAAAAGACCCTAAGACTTTTATAACAACTGTTGGTTTATTTAATTCTGAAAATGAATTATTGGCTGTAGCGAAATTAAGCAAACCAATTATAAAATCAAAATCAAGAGAAGCTCTTATAAAAGTTAAACTTGATTTCTAAAAGGGGTAAAAAATGTCATTCAAGAAAAATCTTGAACCAGAAGATGTTTTAATATCCTCATTTGAAACACATAAAACATTCACTCTAAATGAGTCTGATAGTATTGTTGGTATTTATGCTGTAGGTTTAGAAAAACCGACAGATTCAAAACTTTATAATTTTGATATTGATACAGCGGCGACTAAAACAATATCGTCAAGTATATTTTATAGTGTACCATCGTATCAAACTATATTTAATTTATATTATAGAGATATAACACAAATGAGAGGTAACATCGATTATATTCGAGGAGTACCTACAGCATCAGACGCTGTTTTATCTTATACTTATACTGAACCGTTATCTACTTTAGATAATTCCACAAGACGAAGAACATATAAGTTACGAAGACCGTATACTCGACAATTACACGACACAGCTACAGTAATTTCAGTTCCACAAAAGTTATATGGTGAACGAGTACGACCTACTTCAGTAAGAATATCTGATGACAGTTCAGATTCAACTATTATTTTACAAGACGACGGTAAAGGAAATTTATATGATGTAGCTTTTTCTTCAAGTTATGCTAACAAGGCAGTTACAGCTCAAGGAAGTGGTAGTGTAGTTGGAAACTTTTTTTATGATGACGGTCTAGCTGTAATAACAAATACAGGTTCTTATAAAGACGTAGGTACAAATAGTGGTTCAGATGGATTTGTAATAAAATTTGATTCTTCTCAAACTATATACGAAAGAGAATATGTATGTAAGGTAGATGAGAATGAATTTGACCATACTACAAATAATAGTATTAAACAAGGTTATAGTAGTAGTGTAGCTATTGCTGGTTATAAAGAGTCTCCAGACAGTAATACCATATACGATACATTTAATTATGGACTTATTGGTTATGCTACAAGTTCATGGAGTACAACTGGATATGAAATTGGTACTAAATTAATAGGTCAGGCTACACATTCAGACTTTGCAACATATGTTACAACTATAGGTTTATATAATGATGAAAACGAGTTACTCGCTTTTGGAAAATTAGCTAAACCAATTAAAAATGACAAAGAAATGGCATTAGCTTTTGTTGTGAGATTCGACACAAACTAACAAAATTTTCTCTATATATATGATATTTATATATAAGGAATAAAATCAAAACCCTTTTTATTCTAAAAGGTTACTTAACTTAAAACATAACGAGGAGATTTACATTGCGTAAATTTTTATTAAGCC